CCTCTGCAACTTGCTTGATGAGATTTCCAGCGACTTCGTAGGCTCTGGGGTGTTCTGATTCTTTGGCGAGTTCAAGGATGCCGTCAATGGCCATGCTCCCCCTGTCCACCAGTTTGTAGAAGTTATCTCTTTGGTATTCATAATCTTTATCTATATCCTTTTCTAACTCATTTCCACCATACATCACAGGGTCTTGAGGCCCTACAGGCCCAGCAATAGATGATCTGCCATCACCGCACAGGTCTTCGATTACCATCTTGTCAATGACTCCTAAAGACTCGTCAATCGTTTTTGTCATAATTACTCACCTTCAGCGGCGTCTTGAAAGAATGATGTAGTTTCGTTAAAACCAAAATCATCATCTGCATCAGCAGTAGCAGGATTTGGTGTAACAGTAAATCTTTGTTCTCGTTTTGGTGACTTGTCTGGTAAGTCTGTAAACTGATCTGCCTGTACGGTCTTAATAACTTTCGCAGAAGTAACAGGGCCATACAAGTAGAACTTAGCAGTGAAGTCCAAAGAGTAAATAATAGAACGTCTAGATGTGAAATCGCCTTCGTAATCATCCTCATATCCTACATTCGTCAATACCACAGGCACATCTCTTTTAATACCCATGTCAGGCATATCATTCATGGTGATTGTGTAGTCAGGTTGAAAGTATGGCAAGATTTGTTCTACAATTTGTAGTGCATCGTCCGACTGTTTTGATAAGATATACAGACCAAAATCGATATTGTATGGAACAGGCATGTATTGTGAATCTAATGACTTGGTAGTTGTGCCCTTAACTTTTTTGAACTGTTGGACACGATTAAGCTTACGAGCAGGATCATAGGATAAACCAGTAATTTCGAAACCAATACGAGGCAGAGTAACAGCAACTTGTTTTCCAAGGTCAGGATCGTCACCTAGGCGCACTAAGAACTTTTGTCGTGGGCCATATGCCAAAGGAACCTTCATTGATTGCGAAACAGCACCAGTGTTATCTTTCCGTACTAGATGGATATCATTGAAGATTGTACCAAATGATACTACGATCTTCCTTATTGTTTCGTGGTAAAACTGTTGTCCTAGCATAATATATTATCCTTTTGTCCCAACATCACCAAAAGGATTCGATTCGGTGAAATCCAGTATGGTATCGTCTTGTTCGTCAAACAACTCATTTTGAGCTGTTTTATCTGTACTCATGTCTCCTACTATATAGTCTTCTTGTACAATGTATGATCCATTCTCAAGTTGTAGTGCCTCACCCACAGAAGTAGAATCGTCTTCACCTATGACCTTATCACCATCTGTTTCATCGATAATCAATTCTCCATCTGTAAATCTTTCTAATCTGAAGTTCTCGTTTACAGCTGAGGATTGTTCCAGTGTAATCTGATGGTTCATTGTGTTCACTGACAAGGCATCTTCTATAGCATCGATCTCAGCAATACCAGTGTCCAAAGCCTCTGAACTGTATTCAAACAGACGACAACGTAATTTGTATACTGGGTTATTGTCTAACTGATGGAATGGTTCATCATGATCTACAAAGTTGACTTCAAATAACTTCTTTAGAACAGGATGATAAACTGCATCGCCCTCTTGAGGTCTGTCTGAATCTGTATTAGCAGTATCTTGTATAATATAAAAACTACTACCGTCTAATTTTTCTGTACTATCACTTGTTCCAGATTCTTGAAGTATAGAACCGCCGGTTGTGTCCGTTCCATCCTCTAGACGCATCTGCGAGTCCATAGTTTGAAATCTATCTTTTGCAACAACAAATGTGGCTTCGCTGAGGTTCTGTAAACCGAACTGAGTCATCAACTCTCGTTCTCCAGCAAAACCACCAGAAGCATCTTCCATGTACATCTCTATAAGGTGTTGACTGTTGAATTTGGACAGAGTATCTTCGCCCATTATTGTATCTTCAGCAACAAGAGTTCTGTCCATATAATAAACATCGTGTCCGTATATCTGTATAGCCTCAGTAACCAAGTCTCTATAAAGATTTTTTTCTGATTGGATCGACTGCGAACCACTGGTATGAAAATGTTTATTTACTGCCATATTATCCCACCATGTAATCTAAAGGCAACTCATATGCGAGTTTCATCTCTTCTTCTAACTTAGTAATCTCTTCTTCAGCCTGTGAATAAATATCTGCGCCATTCATCTCAACCCCACCTAACATTTGAATTCCACTAAACTTTGACAGATTAGAACCCCATTGTCGTTTGATAAGAGCTGTTGCATATCTTTTTAGAAAAATATCATCGAAAACATCTGCATATGAGGATGGATCAAGTTTTCTATAACACTCAATGATGATATAGTCTTGACCAGCAGTAACAGTATTTTCCCAATCCATATCGATATACAAACGATTCATATGTTGGTTGAAACGAATGGGGGTTTCGCCTATAAGGATATGTTCTATCAAGTCTAGATTATCCATAGCCATCTGATACTGAATAATAGAAGTAGATGATAAATCGTATAGGTCATTAAGTCTTAATTGATATTTAACATCAAACATATTACTACCACCACCTGTGTCCGTTAGTGGGAATACTCTTAAAACTGAAACGACAGCTTGTGGTAATGGTATCCAATTTGATCCTTCTAACCAAGTTGCAGTAGTTGTGCCGTCTACGTCCGTAGCGGTTGCTGACTCATTAGTACGAGCTCGTGTAACTTCTGCTTCAGTAATAAGGTGTTTGAGATACATCTTCTCAATACCATCATAGTGATATTGAGCAAAATACTGTAGTGCTTCGTCTATACGGTCATCTGCTTGGTCATCGGATATATTGATATCGATAACACCTTGACCGAGAGCCCGAAAGCAATAATCTTTGAATGTTGATTTGGTAGTAGGTATGGCCATAGACTCTTCCTTTACAAGTATTTATATGCCACGGCATTTGGGCCAAATTCCACAGTCTCATCCAACCAAGGGCCTATCTTGTTAAAACCCGCCTTTTCGTATGTCGATAGCGCTGTTTTTCGTGGCATACTCCAAATAACTTTACAATTCTCCCGTTTTCCTTGTTGCGCTGCACACCTTAACAAAAATTGTCCATAACCAGAACCCCTATGTTCTGGACTGACCCACAGACCTCTAGACCGATAAACAGTGTCTTCTGTCCGAAATCCACTATTAGCACCCACAAGTTCTTTTTCTAAAAATAAACCAAAGAACGTAGGCTCATATTTATCAAAGATAGAACTGTCTTTATTGATGTTTGAGTTGCCCCATGAAAGAAATAATCTAGATTCCCATACCAAACTACTCATGGGTTCAATTTTACTTTTTCTACCTGGCCATAACTTTTCGTTCCAAACGGGAAAAATTTGATCAAATGTAATTTCTTTTAATTCATATGTGGAAATGTCGATTTCAGGCATTATATATATTCCTATGAGAGTTGGATTAGTCGCCACTTCAAGAAGTGGCTCAACATTATTTCGTAGTTATGCTTGCAACATGCTGGGTCTTCTTGACTCTGGTTCATGGTTGAAACACAATTCCTATTCCGAAATCGATAACGAAGATTTCACTAAAAGTTCCCATCTGTTAAAGATACTACCACACTATATATCAGATTCACCAAAAGAAGTTCATGAAGTAACTAAAAACTTTACGAGTATATGGTTGCATCGTGAGGATGTTGTTGCACAGTTTCTAAGTCATGTTGCTCGACTTCGCACTGGTGTAAATCATGTGTATAAAATAGAAGATCGGCCTCAGATAGAACATCTAAGTCTAGAAGCTACTAGAGAAGAGTTTGAGAGGTTCAAGGGCAAACTAGATTGTTTTTGGGATTTATATAGAAACTACCATAAAGGTGAACCTCTCATATCACTAGAATATTTTCTTGCGGGCCCAACAAATAATCTTGCAAAATTGTCTAACTTTTTTGACCTTAATTCAAACCAAGTTGTCAATATTCCTATTCCTATAGAATTAGGAATCAAGTATGATGACAAATTCAAAAACTATGATGAGATTGTGGAGTGGTTTCAGAACTATGAGTAACTTTTGTATCGTGTGTACTCCACGATCTGGCAGCTATTATTTCTTTGAGTATATGAGTAAAACATTTGACTTGGTAGAAGGAACTGAATGGTTTGGTCGAAACAAAAGTGTTGATCTAACAAAACCGTTTGACCTTATTACAAAACGTCTTGATATAGATTGGACAAAGAACGAAGACCTTCTGACTGAAAAAGATATTCAGATGAGGCTTCGGCATCTAGAAAACTTTCCTCTTCCGTACTGTATCAAGACTATGCCGTTACAACTTACAAACACACCCACACAATGTGGTTGGGGCCCTATGCAACGAGTTCATTTTGCAACTCAAATATTGAAAGATTTTGATCTAGTTTGGTTTCAACGAAACGACAAGATATCGCATTTCTGTTTTGAACTTACTGCAATGTATTGTAGTCAACCAGACTATCCAAGAGACAGAGAATACTCTACGTATGATCCACCATCTAGGAAAACGCCTCCAGACAATTCTTTTACAGCCACATACGAGGACTATAAAAAATATATGTATAGAGAGGATATTACTAATCTAGTCATGAAAAATTTTGATGTTCCTGTGATAACATACGAAGAATTTTCAAAAGATCAGGATGATGCCATGCTGAAAATACAAGAATACTATGGCATCAAAGCCAACTTTAGGGAAGAAAATAAAAAAGAGATTATCGAAAATCCAGACTATTCTAAGATATTTACAAATTATGATGAGGTAGAAAAATGGTTTCTTTAGACTATATGATTAAAGGTGGGTGGATTGAAGGCGAAATGCTAGAAAAGCCAGGCGATAAATTTATACAACAACTTGCAGACTTACTTGTACAATTACATTCTTTACCTCATGGGCCCGACTTTGCAACATATGATGACATACCAGAATCAAACATGAGAGATGTTGTTGAAGATTTAGTTAATTGGAAAGAAAAGGACACCTTTACTGAAGATGCTTTATATGATTTATATGCAATTAAAAGAAATTTAGATAAAAGATTTTATCTGCATGGAGATTTGTGGAGACAAAATATTCTTGTGGACAAAGATGGAAACCTCAACGGTTTACGAGATTGGGAATCGTTATCATATGGCGACCCTCACTGGGATTTCCGTATGATCAGACGTTGGATAGGATGGGACGGCCTTGGTAAGTTAATATTCTTATATAATTGTCAAGTAGATTGGAACGTAAACCAGACTTACATTGAAATTTTAGACAGGATTTCTATCTGTCACTCTATACGTATTCGTAAAGAAAGAGGATTGTTACGTCATGATAAACCTGACGCTATTGAAAACTTTGAGGATATGAAGCGTGCTTGGATTAATAGACCAGAGGATTATTGAGTTCCTGGCTTTACTCGACTAATACCATTATTGGTTTCATAGGTGTTTCTAGCAGTTCTCATAGCACTACAAGTCGAATCATCCCACCACTCCTGAGCTGAGGCTTCATCTTTCCATGTCACCACAACTTGTCTAACCGTATCACTTACATTAGTGCGAGAGACAGATTCCATTTTACCATTATCGATATAATTCGTCTGCCGGTATGACTTAAACTCATCACTAGGTTCATACCATGCCATGTCAGCGTCTTCCCTAGTTGTCCTTGACGTTGTTTGAAAGCTCATTCCTTATCTCCGTTGCCGATATATTTTCTATCTCTTCTCCGAGATGTTCCTGTTCAATTTTATAACCAACATCTCTGCCATATGTGATATTTATAATGTTTGGTACGTCCAATATCTCAAAATCTAAATGATGAGTGTACCCATGATTCTGTAAATCACGAATCATGTCACTTCTATCGTGATGTTCTTCACCTGTATCACGTACCATTATAACAACTTGTCCAGTTTTTGCATGAGCTCGTTTGAAAAGTTCTCTGTGTCCTTTGTGCCAAGGTTGAAATCTTCCAAGCAGCTGTACAGTTGGTTCTCGTCTATCCATTTTGTGATCCTTAAATCATACTTCGCCGGAGGCGTAAATATTTTGTTTGTATCTTTATATTCACTTTCTTGAACTGTATCCATCCAGATAAGCTTATCTGGGAAAAAGTGTCTTCGATATCCAGGCAAAGGACATACAAATCCAGAAATACTTATGCGGTCTACCTCTGCAAGCTTTCTCATACGTAGTGCCTGTCGTTCTCTTCCTTGTGGAGTAAAATCCCAATCACTATAAATTCTTCGAATGTCATCAGCATCCCAATAAGGAATACCAAACCTTTGTCCTAATTTGCTGCCCAACCATGTCTTACCTGATCCCGGCAGACCCATTATTAAAATCTTCATGTCCAAACTCTCTCTAATACCTGATACGATGTATTTGTCAAAGGATCATATCTGTCTGGTGTTTGTTTCCACCACACCCACGCAACTGACACTCTGTTACCCTCGTAAGGCTGCACTCTGTGTGTTAACACTGCATCAAAGTATACTAATCGATTGACCTTCGGTTCTATTGTATTACCAAGTTTCCAAGAGGTGTTTCCTATTTCTAAATGACCGCCACTATCTGGTTGTCGCATATAATAAAGAAACGTATATTCTGGCAAATTGCCCGTGGGATATTTATCGTTGTATGAAAAGATATCACTGTGCCAAACTGGATCAATAGGTCGCACATTATACCAAGCAGTCGCACCATGAGCTCGATCTCGCAGTTTCGGTTTGGTTGACATGACCAAATCTATTAGGGAATTTTTCTTACCGTTGTATTCGTAACCAATCCAGTGAACTTTCGCATACTCTATATGAAGTTCATTTAGAGCCTGCATTTGGTCATCTGTTAAATAATTGTCTTCTATCATATCGTTAGTGCTTCTCTTTTCATATATTTCATGATATTGTTTCGCTTGACAACTGTTCCATCCTCAAGTATAGCCAAAACATTTAGATTTGGCGATAGCGGCAATTTGTACTGCCACTGTACATCTGCGGCCATCATAGTTTTACCCATTTCATAGGCATACTCTTTGTCACCGTTCATCTCATAGACAAAATCTCGTATCCACATTTTACCTTTTTTATATCTCTCGTTATCAGCGAGATCACCAGAGTTGTACCACTTGTGTTGTTTTTCTATATGAAGGTTGATAGCAAACTGTTGAACTTGTTTGTCAAAGAACAGTGGTTGATAATTTTCCATATCCATTTTATCACATGAAATATTCTCTAGAAAGCGAAAGGATTGAGTTAGGTATGTGTGACGGGTTAACAGCCACCACCTGTCTTGATTCCACTGCCAGTTCTCCGCTTCGTCTGTTGTTGGTTTTGTTCCTTTTTTAAGAGTGTAACCGTATTTAGAATTTGGGTCACGGTGTGCGTCCTTCATCACCATCGTATATCCGTCGGCACCAAATAATCTATCTGCTTCACTCCCTGTCACAAATACTCTCTTACTTGGATCAGTTGCGCCCTTTAAATTTTCTGTTCCTGTCATTTTAAGGTGCTTTATAATGTTGTCCCACATCCACGGATAGTTACTAACAGCTTCAGTTATTTTCCCACCCATAATAACGTGCAGCTGATCTTTAGGACAAACTGCATATAGGGCCAGAAGAACCGCCGTGCTATCAATTCCACCAGAGTAGAGAACATCAATAGGACGATTTAATTTTGCAATCCTCTCAGCCTTGTTCATTAGTATATCTGTAAAACTTGGTAAGTTTTCTGTGTACTCATACGTATTTCCATGGCCATGTTTTTGACTCATGTTGAATACAAACTTATTTTCTCCAAGCTGATCATTAAGAAACCATGTCGATGGTCGAGAACATTGTTTGAGCCAATGTTGTTCCTCTTCCAACTTAAACTTTAGTTCCTCTTTGAAGTCATCTGACCAAGTTTCCCATTGATCGTTCTTGTCTTCCACATATGTTCGCCAAGCTTGGCGATATTCATCACTAACGTAAACGAAACGCATCATACTCACTCCACTCATGCGGTTTATTCATCCTATTTGTAAAATGAACAAACTTAATATCTGGGTGAAACTCTCCACCAAGATAGATATAATCATTACCTGTCAATTTTTGGTATTTTCGTGTTATCTGCACTTGCCATTTTGTCATACTTCGATTCACTATATCCCCATCAACCACCCAACGGGTGAACCACTCTTTAGGTAAAAGTTTCAATTCTAACTTCTCCTTCACGGAGTCCTCGACAAAATACTGTTCACCGTTTACCGGCCCTCTTGTAACACCGTTGTCAATGTAGTGTCTCTGCCATCCTGATATATCAGACATAAATTTATCATAGATGTATTTACAATCCTTTGGATAGTACTTAAAGAAACCACCATTGATAGAGTAACCCTCTTTCTCTGTGTCTCTCCACCAGCCAGGCATGGCAAGAAACTGACCCCGCTCAATAGGGTAGTCGAATATCTTATTATAGTCGTTCATAAGCAAAATGTCAATGTCCATTACACATATAGGATTATCTTGATCTAACTGCATCCCCCACATCTTATTCCACTGTAGGGTGACACGATCATCGTAAGGTTCGTGAATCCAATGGATTTTGTATTTGGACAACTTTTCGTTCAAGTAGTCTTCATACTCTGGGCCATACTTGTCACCTATTCGTATAGCGAGGATATCCATTTTCTCTCCCACTGTTTTGTTGGTTTAGTTCCTTGGAACCAACACTTATCTGCATGTGATAAAATCTCATGTAGTCCCTCATAGGCCCAGATTAGTTCTTCTAAGGTATATCTCGCATGTGAGATATGGTAACTGAATATGTTACTGGTATCAAAAAACACGTTTCGGTTTCGCACGGCGTTTATCAATCGTGTGGCATCAAACTCTATGAGGTTCATCAACCAATACTGAACATCGTGCTCCTCATTCATTTTGAGTTGTAAAGCTCGCAACTCATCATGCGTTCCCATAGATTGGCTTCTGATAGACGCTGGCTTATTGCCGGTGTTGTCTACCATATTGATACCTGTAGATTTTTTGTACATGTATATTTCCTCTACCGACATATTCATATCTACAATCGCCCGTTTTGTGTCAAGGTTCTCTTGCGTGTAGTCGTACAGAACAACCGTACCATCAAAGTTAAGCTCGTTTGCATAGACCTCTGCACTATAACCAGCCGTCGGTGAAAACAGCAAATCAAATTTACCTTCTGGAATTTTTTTAAGACCTTCTGTGTTGAAGATATAAAATGCCTCTCCTATCCTTGTCTTAAATCTAGAGAAATAATATTCATCACCACTGAAGTCAGACCAATCCTGTTCTCTAAAATATGAAAACGATTTACGTTCTCTCTCTTGGTGCGTGAAGTTCTGCACTCTACCCCAAGTCTCAATTTCTGCCCAGTGTGGTGTATAGTCATCGTGATAATTATTCTCTGAGCGTTCTATAACTTTGTATCTACCGTAAACGTCTGGACATTTCAAAGTTTTCCACATATCCACATTTAGGTTTATGTGTTGGTAATGAAAGAATGAAAGCTTACCTGGCCGTGCCAGAATATGGCCTTTTACTAACTCGCCACTCTCTACAAAATCAAAAAAGTCAGTGACCGGCGTTACTTGATTTATGGAACCCCCTCTCCATTTAGCAGACAGATTATCAGTCCACCCCACTGTATCAAAGACCATACCAACTGACACAATCATGGCATGGGAATGTTCACAGTTTTCTAGTAAATCGTTGACCTCACTCCTGTAACAGAATTGCACATCATGGCCCGTACTTGCTCCTGTCGGCCCACCAGAAACCATAAGGGTTGTTGTCTGACATTGTTTCTCTACCGAAAAATCCCATTCAATTTCGTCTGGATATACAACGAGAAATAAAAGATGAGAATATTCTTTTCTGACTTTAACTTTCTTGGTTTGACCTTTCCAAAGTTTCACAAACTCACTATAATTGCTTACCATACGTTTACCCTGTAATTTGAGGTTCTAAGGTTGTCCGTGAATGAACAGGTGCTACTGCAAGGAGCTAGACAAGTCTTCTTATTCTTCCATGATTTTTGTAACTTGTCATAGAAATCGTCTGTCAGTATTTCCTCTATACTTTTGTCTATCAAGTTATTACTCATGTCATAGTAATACTTGTCGTAATAATCCTGTTCACCAACTAGATGTTTCATATTAGGCAAATAGCAACAAGGCCATACTCGGCACAAGTAGTCTACATAAACAGAATTTACCTCTTGGAACTTACACACGATACTGCCCACTTCCCTGTGATCCAACCTTTCTTTCTTGATAGTCTCCCACTCTTTCCATCTGTCCTGTGGCTCAAGGTTGTATTCCTTTCCCTTGTAGGTAAATGGCTCATGTATGTCTCTTCGATTAGAATACTGATAAGAGAATTGGTGAAACCCATATTGCTTTGCAAGTTTCTCAGCGTCCTCTACTTGGTGTTGGTTGTGTTTGAATATGATCATTCGCCATTCAGTTCTTCCGCCACCTTCCATAAACGCAATAGCGTTTTCAATGATCTTATCATAATTTGCGTTTATACGATACAGACTCAGCTCTTCATGTATTCCATCTAAACAGAAAACGATCTTACTCGTTTCTTGATTCTTGTATAGTTTGCCTAGTTCGTGCCACCACTTCGTACTTCTTAAAGAACCGTTAGTACTAGTAAGCAATCGAACATTCTTACTGAACGCATATTCATTGATCTCAAAGAAATTACTACTTGCAATATTTTCAGACACAGTTCCATAGAATTTTATCAGACCAACCTTTCCTAGATTGTCTAGAGAAGCTTTGAAATCGTCAAGAGACATTTCATAACTATCAAGAGTAGACAAGGGATTGCCAGTCGTATCTGGATTTTTCTGCAACTCACCATCTTTGATAATGTTTCGACTACATTGTGGGCACATGAGATTGCACTTGTTATTCAACTCAAAGGAAGCATCTACTGGTTTAGTGAGGTCAATCATCTATCTCTTTCAGAACATCTTTACCAAACTGTTTAACAAGGGACTTTCTCATGAGCTCTTTACGCTCCTTATTAAACCCACCGTGCATGATAAAGTGAAATCTGTTTTCTATGGATGCGTTGTAAGCTTCATGTTCCACACCATTGTCAAACCAAAAACCAGTGCAGTTCTCAAACGGCAACTCTTCCTTTGTATCTGCTCTTCTCAGGTAACAATTCTTCGGTTGATAGAACGCAAGGTTGATCGCACCAGCGATATTCCTTACACGATTTTCTTTTATTCTTTGTTCACTGGCATCATTGTGTGCAACTATTCGTCCCTCTGGTTCTAGGAGCATAAACCGTAAACGTCTATAGGACTTATGAGGAAAGTCTTCCAACCACCTCTTAGTTTCTGGAGCAACTTCTGCAATCTCTGTCCACCCCCACTTGACGTTTTCTTCTGTGAAACCGTGACCGGCAGGATTCTTGGTGTGGTGCCATCCCATACTTGTATCACTGGCATCCTCATGTACAAAACTGTGAATAGCCGCAGAACACCAACCATCCCCGTCACCATATCGATGGTCAACAAAGAACCCTTCATCGTAAACTGCCTGGGCCTCTTGGATACAAACCTCTGGTATCTCTATGTCAATCTTGAGATACCAAACGTCATGATCTCTGCACCATTCTACGATGTTTCCCGCCTTGTATGGTTTTAAGTATACGTTGCTATCAGCTCCGTGAATCATATCCCACCGCCATAAATCTTTTCATGCCATTATTTAGTTCAAGAGTGTCCAAGTGTAGTGGTTCAATTCCTGCTTGTTCAGCTAACTCTTCTGGACTGTTTACGCAATTTATGTGGTCATCATATTGGTCATCACTGGTAGACTGTAGGATATAAAGTGGGTTAATATACTCTCTGTTTAAATCTATAAACCGTTTCATGGGAAACATATGCTCACACGATGTGTTGATCACTGTATCAAATTGATAGTCAGGGTCTAAGTCTACATTTGGGTTATCTTTTCTCTTGAGAGGTTTATACATAACGTCTTTAATAGAACACTGATATTTGTCAACGTCTTTGTATCGTTTATTATATTTGTAACTTATATTTTTAACATCTTCATCAATTTCAAAATTATGTACCAATTGAGCTCCCTCACAGATGAGAAGTTCTGCAAGATATTGACAAAACCATCCACCAATAACAGCAACTTTTTTGACTTCGAAAAAGTCTAATTGATTTACTAACCAGAGTTTGCTCTGCATCTGTGAAGATGTAGAGGCGTCCAGAACCCTACGGAACTGGTGTGGATAATCCTTTTGCACATCAGCTTGAGCCTGTTTCCAATCATTTGCAACTTCAGGCGTATATTTTATGTAACTTGTCATCACTCTCACCTTCACCAAAACCGCTGTTGTTGTATAAACAAATCTTGTGATCTTTTCTTAACTTATGTACTTCCATATCATCGGGAAATATATTTCCCTTGTACCACGAATATATGTCTCCATGTGGAAACCCTCTGAAGAAACCCTTATCCTCATTCCACACGTTGTACCAGTGGTGGTTAAAATAATTATCTGCACTAGGATATGTAAAGAAAATAACCTCTGCATTTTTATCAATATGATTATAGACCTTCTTCAGCTGACCACGATCCCAACGGATCACTGAAGAGTTTAGGGGTGTGGATTTATGTTTAGAGAAATTTCGTTTCACAGTATCGGGATCGTTCCACCACCCACGAACAATCCAAGGTTTGTCCATAGGTAGCTCAAAGAAATATTTGAGGTCTTGGTGTATGCGAACATCAAGGTCTAGAAGAAGAAACCGCTCACCATCGATCTTCCAAAAGTCCTTATCTGGTTCCTCGTCTATTTTGAAAGCATAGTACTTCCGATATGCCCAGAAAAAACCACGATTTTTGTGATAGTAGGAATCCCAAGTTGTAGGAAGCTGTATGTCGTATGGTTGTGTGGGGTTGTCTGTAAGACAATAAAAATTAAAAGGCACAGAACAATTCTGTTCACATTGTTCCTTTAGTTTCTCAACATAGGTGTGGTCGTACTTATCACCCCACCTTACACATAATATAGTATTCATAAAAAAAGTCTCTCCTTATACATATCTAAAATAGTATCATTAGTGGCACGTATCATAGTGTCAAACTTTAATTCTTCCGTATCACTATTTATTGGTTTGTGTACAATGTCCCAAGAGATATCAGGATTAGTAACTTTTAGATTCATACAGGCCATCGTGTTCTGTGCTGATTTGTGCCATGTGAAATATGGACGTTTTTCTACAAACCTATCCATAACATCTTGTGCATAAACTTGTGCCGTCTCATAGTTCCAGTTTTCATTTTCCCACCCAGTTTTAGTTTCTGTATAGCCATATGAAACTTTATCCAGTTCAAAATCACTATAGTAGACTCTAGATGTATTTTTTTGTCTCACCACTCTGTCAGGAACCATGTGTAGTGCGTTACATGAAATAGTATCTAAAGCTGTTTCACCATTGATAACCATTTCAGTCCACTCATCAGCTGTTTCTCTTGTCTCTTGTGGCAAACCAATAATAAAACTACCATGCAAACTTGACAGCTCCCCCCATGATTTCTTTGACTGTTCCAGTGTAGAAAGAATTCTTTCTGTGCCTAATCCTTTACCTATCGCCCTTGCAGCTGGGTCGTACAAACTTTCCAAACCAAAAAAACATGCCTTTAATCCCATCTGACCAAGAAGGTCTATCTGTTCTGGAAATCTCTCTAGAAGCTCTACTCGAATGTAAGCCCAAAAATTCATATCAACACCAATTCTCT